CACAAGATGATTTGCGGCTCGTGTAATAGGTACAAAAAAAGACCGGATTGCGTAGCGGGCCGGTCCATGTCCGTTGTTATTTTTCCCAAAGAGATTGAATCTCGCGTATCAAGTCTGGGTTGTCCCTGACGACCTGCAACAGACCGTAGGCTAGCCCGTCAACGAAGCGTTCCTCGTCGTCGCTGTTTTGCAACACGTTGTCTAATCTTGACGTTCGAATGATTCCGTGAACAATCTCGTGGAGTATCGTTTGCGCCTGATGCTGCTGCGACATGCTAGGTTCAACCTCGATACGCGACACGTTGACGCAAATCCTCCCGCAAGCACCGGCTGCTATCGACAACTCCGGATTCACACGCAACTCGAAGTCTACTCCGCCTATCCTGATAATCTTGATCTTGTCTAAGATGCTCATTCATCCCTCCATAGGTAAATAAAAAGGCCGCCCCTTTTGAGGCGGTCTGGCTTACTGGCGTTTCCTTTCCGGAGGTCGCATTTTCGACTCTCTCAAGGGGAGTTTTTTAATTCGCTCTAACTCCTCAGAGCCGAAAGCGGAAGGGGCCTCCCCCTTTGGTCCACCATGTCCCGGATGGAGATTTTCCCCGCTTTCCACAGGTCAGCCCGCGTCTTGCCAAACACCTTTTCTGAGTATCCATCAGGTTTCCCCTTAATCCATGTCGCAAAAGTTTTACTCTCCGGAACCTGTCCGTCAATGCTTGCCCGTGTCGATTTTGGAAACTCGTCCAAATCTATCCCCATATCCCGGAACGATTTTGGCACAGGGACAAGAACACTCCGACAGTTCCAATGCCTTGGAGGAGGGATCAGCATCATGTCATGCCCTATCGGATTGCCATTCAAGTCCCATACCAATCCATCCAAAGCGGCGCACTCAATAGTCGTCCGGGTGTCAAGGGTGCTGACCCATTGCAACCCTTCGAGGATATCCGCGTTGTCCTTGTAAACCAACATCCTAGCTTCATTCGCCACGGCCTGTACGCTTGTCCGAATGACAGCTTCGGCCCCGCGCCGGGTTCCTCTTTTAAGGTCAAAGACAGGATTTCCGTCCTCATCCTTTCCACCAGTCAGACGCTTCATCAGGTTTTCAAGGCTTTCCCCCTGCATCCACCCCATCCTGATTTGGTCTTTGAATCCATTGGTCAGCTTTTCCGACTGCCTGCTCCACCATTCTTTCGATGGCGCACCTTGAATCATGGTCTCTCCCGCGATCGCAGAAAGCTGTTCTTTCGTGGTCGGCTTCGTGGTCACGAATTTCACTCCCATGCTTCTGTTCAGCATGTCCACGGCCCAATCCCCTTCCAATTCCGAAAGGCTTTTCAACCCAGCTTCTGCTTTCTTCGAGATGTCACCGTATCCCGTTTCAATGGTCTCTTTCGCCTGTTTGAAAAGTTCCTCCATTTTCTTCTTCTCAGAACGGGAGACACCTTTTCCTATATCCGCATCCTGCAATTCGTTTTTCAGCTTGCCCATGATTCGGTCAAGCATCTTGTATATCTTCCTTTTTTCATGCTCCGAATAACGGGCAAGAGAAATTGCATGTTCCCGGATTTCGTCAGCTATAACCTCATTCGCCGATGTCATTGTACGGCCCCTCCAATGAGAGCAGTTCCATCTCGCTTTCCGCGTCAAAATCGTCAGGCAGGAAATCCCTGCGCTTCAGTTCCGAAAGGAGGGTCTTGGATGTTATTTCCCCTCCTGCCCGCAGGGCAATCAAAGCTTGTACTTCAGACGCCGCATCCCTCGGAAGAGCGAACTGCCCCTTGATTTCGATTGACCCCCCGTCTGGCAACCCAACCCATTCAGCCATAATCTGTAACGCGTTTTCGAGAGAGTCTTTCAGACTGAATGCCATCCGCTGGAGGTCGCTTGTGGCCTCCGCATATTTGACCTGGGTTTCTGTTGCTGTCGCATCTCCGGAAGCACGTGGCATCATCATCTGCAAACCCATCATTGCCATTTCTGCCTTGAGGTCTTCCATCCTCTGTCTTCCCGCGTTAATTGCCGCACCGGAATGCTCCACGTAATAGAACCGTCCTGCCGGGTCTGAGGTTGCCAATACAACATTCGGCCCAACCTTTATCTTCGGGTCGCTTTCCACGTCCCAACCGCTGACCGCCAACATGGGAAAACACGCAACCCGGATTGCGTTGTCAACGTCCGAATCCATCTGGTAATTTTGCACATTCTTATACGCCAAATCCAAGAGCGGAGGAATTCCAACCCATGCCCTCACCTTCTTCCCGTAAACAGGGACAAGGGGAACCCGTGTCATCGGAGACATACTTCCCTCCTCGACAAGAATATACTCATCCTTATCCATCATTTCATAGAGCCTGTACCCGCCGGGAATGAGAACCCGAATTCTCTTGCTGAGTTTTTCTCCATACTCTCCATCAGGGACAACCACTTCTTCGCAGAGCCGAGCCATTACGATATTAGAAGCCCTTTTTCCTGTAGTGACTCCGAGGATATTTTCAGCAGGAACCAATCCGAAATACGGTCTTGCCCCAGAAGCCCTCTCTTCTGCAAGACTCACTCCGGGAAGCTGTTTCGGATAATCCACCATAATCCCTGCAAACCCTATTCCAAGAGCTTCGGCAAACAGGTTCGCCGCGAAGTCGTTCAGATGCGTTCCCTGCAAGTCGATATCCTCTGCCCATTCCTGTATCTGCACAGGGACATCTTCCTGTAGCACAAGCGGTTTCGCAAAAGCTTTCCCCACTAGATGCTTCACGGTTGAACCGTAATAGTTCGTAAGCACGGCCCGTTTCAGTCGAATGAGATAATCCTCCTGTAATTCCGCGCCGTATTTCGGGAGGAAAGTTTCTCCTGCCAAACGCATGGCACTCGTTCCACCGAGGAGGGTTCTCACAAGGCCCCAGTTTTTTTCCATTTCCATATAGGCAAACCCGCGAGATGCAACTCCTTCGTTTTTCATTCAATCTCCCCCCCCGAAAAAGTCATTACTGTCGTTGTTTTTTTCGTCCGTTTTATAAGCTTGCTCAAAGCATACCGGAGAGCGTCAATGGCATGATTATGCGCATCGACAATAACAGGCAACACCTCTCCCGTTCTCTGGTCAACCTTATACTTGTACAGTCTCGTCTCTTCTGCAAAATGACGGCATCGCTCGTGAACCACAATTTTTTCATACGACCTGAGATAAGCTATTCCGTCTTCCACCGACCCGCCCCACTTCGGAGCAGATGAAATATTGAACCCGGTCCGCTTCATATAACTCACCGTCTCCGGTCTGGCTGAATCCGCGAAGATAGGCCATTTCCTCGATTCCGGGACGCGATCGAAAAGCTCCGGAGTTTTGTCGATGTCGCATCCGATGGAATAAGCTTCGTGGTCGATGTAGAGTGTCTTGTCAACAACGAAACACCGCACCAGCACCGTTGGATCTTGCGAAAACCCCCAGTCGGCGCCGAAGTAGAAGCGGTCTACGCTCGAAGGAGTTTCGAACGGTCGTACCTCGACCTTCCCTCGCAGGATAACGGCGTCGCCAATAGAGCGCGTCTCTCCCTCCCAGACGTGCGCGTAAGCGTCCGGGTCAACGCGCTGTAAATATTCCATCTCGTCTCGGAGCACCTTGGGAAAATGGGGGTTATCGCGCCACGACACTTTTTTTACCACGGTGTTCGGCGGCGGGGTGAGAACAAACTTGCGATAGGTCGGATCATCGTCGTCCATCGGGTTGAACGTCATCCATATCTCAGAGTTGGCCTGACGGATCGTCGGAATCAGAACGGCCCAGGATTCTTCACTTACGCTCTGAGCTTCTTCAACCCAACAGTAATCCACGCCTTCCGTTGATTTGATCTCCTGCACGTTGTGGCGTAACCCCTTGAAGATAAACTCGCTGCCGTTCAAACCGATAATCCGCGTCTTCTGGACTTCATACCAATGCGAGAATCCAAGAGCCTCTATTTGCTCTCCGAGAAGCTTGTGTACGCTGTCAGCTATAGAGGTCTGGAATTCTCTCGCGCACAGCACGCGAATCTTCCGCTCAAGGGCCTTGATGAGCAAGGCGCGGGAGACCATCCAGCTCTTCCCGCCTCCTCGCCCGCCGTAGTAGACCTTGTAGCGGGCGGGA